TAGTAAGCGATCGGGTGAGCTTTTTAAAGCGGTGCGCCGAGCTGACTGGAGAAAAAGCCGTATGTGTTACAGGTGAGGTATCACATGAGGACAGAGAGACTCTTGTAGATGAAATTCTCTACGGGGACGCTAATGTTCTCTACGGAACGCAGGCAATTTTCTCAGAGGGTATATCAGTAGACACACTTAGCTGTCTCATACTGGCAACGCCTGTAAATAATGAACCACTATTGACACAGTTATGTGGACGAGTGATTCGGAAAAAAGAAGGTAAAATTGATCCTGTTATTATAGATATACACCTGAGAGGAAATACGGCTCGAAAACAAGCCTCCAATCGTGTCGGGTTCTATATGAAGCAGGGTTGGGACATGAAATACCTTTAAAAAAATAATTCTTGACAAAATGGTAAAAAGGAAGTATAATAGTGCTCTTATTTGATTGGAAGAAGGTTTTTGATACGGCGCAAGGAAATATTGCTACTTGTAACACGATAATGGAAATGCTCGTAAAGAGTCAAATCCCTCGTAACAAGTATGACCCTATCTATAAATATTCTCATAAAGACTTTACAGGCGACTGCTTTCTTCTTCATGGAGAAATGCTTCTTTACAATTCTTATAAGTACACACAAAAAGAACTTTGCATATACTACGCACTGGCTTCTCTTAGAAGTACAGCAGAGTATTTTGCAACACACAAAACCACACTAGATCCACTGCATTGTCCAGTGCCTCTAGAAGAAATTAACGATAACAGGCTACTCATAGTACTACCGGACGAAATAACGTTCATCTATGAAGAAGTCACACTGGAGACTATACACTAATGGCATTATCATTCAATAAGCAAACGGGCGGAGCCCAAAAATCCTCAATCTCATCTTTTCAGTACAAAGACGGTGACAACAAAATGCGCGTAGTTGGCGACATTCTTGCACGTTACGTCTACTGGATTCAAGGCGAGAACGGTAAAAACATTCCTATGGAGTGTCTATCTTTTGATAGAAACTCTGAGCGATTCAACAATCAAGAAAAAGACTGGGTACGCGAGTACTATCCTGACCTTAAATGTGGCTGGAGCTATGCTACTCAGTGCATCGACAACGGTGAAGTCAAAGTAGTAAACCTCAAGAAGAAGCTGTGGGAGCAAATTATTACTGCTGCAGAAGACTTGGGCGATCCTACAGACCCTGAAACTGGCTGGGATATTTGCTTCAAGCGAGTAAAGACTGGCCCATTACCTTACAATGTAGAGTATCAGTTGCAAGCATTGAAGTGCAAGCCTCGTCCTCTTACAGACGAAGAGCGTGCAGCTATTGCTGATCTGAAGTCTATGGATGATGTAATGACTCGTCCTACTGCTGATGCACAGAAAGAGTTGCTTGATCGAGTTCGTAACCACGGTGACGAGACTGATGACGAAGCTCTTGACGCGGAGTTCAATGTAGGATGATTCTCTTTACGGCAGACTGGCACATCAAGCTGGGGCAAAAGAATGTTCCAGTAAAATGGGCTACAAACCGTTATCAAATGTTCTTCGATCAAGTTTACGAACTAGAAAAAGAATGTAATATGCACATAATCGGAGGCGATCTCTTTGATCGTCTTCCGAATATGGAAGAGTTGGAGCTTTACTTCAGGTTTATTCGTGGAGTAAAGATTCCAACTATTATTTATGATGGAAACCATGAAGCTACTAAGAAGAATAAGACTTTCTTTACTCAACTAAAACAAGTTAGTAGAGATATTAATCCTCTTATTCACATAGTAGATGTGTCTTATGTAGACAATGATTTAGGTTTCGGTATACTACCTTATGCAGACTTACACCGCAAAGGTAGTATAGATCATTTTGATACGAGTCAGCCTCTATTCACTCATGTCAGAGGAGAGATACCGCCACACGTTAAACCAGAAGTCGACCTAGAGTTATTCGAAGACTTCCCTGTTGTGTTTGCAGGTGATCTACACGCTCACAGCAACTGTCAACGTAATATTGTATACCCAGGTAGTCCAATGACTACTTCTTTTCATAGAAGTAGAGTAAAAACAGGCTATCTACTTATCAACGAACAAGACTGGACTTGGATGTGGGAAGAGTTTAACCTACCACAACTAATTCGTAAAACAGTTACAAGTAGTGAAGATATGACTGCTACTGATTTTGATCACACGATCTATGAAGTAGAAGGGGATATGCAGGATCTAGCTGGAGTAAAGAACTCAGAACTGCTAGATAAAAAAGTAGTAAAACGAAAGTCAGAAGCATCTCTTATTATGGATAAAGAGATGAGTATACAACAAGAACTAGTAGAATACCTAACGTACATACTAGAAATTAATCCTGAAAAAATACCAGACATCATAGGAACATACAATGATTACACTACAAACATTGAAATGGGATAACTGCTTTAGTTATGGTTCTGGTAATGAGTTAAAATTAAACGATAATACTGTTACACAACTCCTTGGTACTAATG